TTCATGCGGATCGAGTCAACGTCCGCGTTCTCCGTAACCTTCGGCTAACAGCTCGCGGCGCGGGCAGGAGACAGTACGATGCCTTATCGGATTCGCTACACGATGACCGTCGATTTCGTTGGCGCCGGTGCTGGTCCAATGGAGGCTCTTGGTAATACGGCAGGGCAGATGCTTCCCGGCGGTGGGGGTACTGGGCAGTCCAAGACGTTCACTGGCAACCCGGCGAGTATCCCCGTGGCTTTGGGTGCCACCGGCACCTTCCCGGCGAACCAGCTGACATCCGGCGACGTCACGAACCTGCTCAACGCGATGTCGGCAGACCTGTCGACGCAGTTCAATGCTGCGCTGCCGACGATAAATCTTTGGCCAACAGGACAACCGTAAATGGCGACCGGCACTGCAGCTACCAACGCCGCGCTTACAGCGCTCTCACAGCCAGGGTCATATCAGACCCCGGACGGGATCAACGCGTCTGTGGCGCGAGCAGACGCAGACATCGCCACCATTCAGCAGCTGATCAAGGACGACCTGAATCCGGCGCAACCGATCAACTACGCGATGGGTGGCTGGTCGCGCCAGGGCATGCTGTACGTTCCTAATCGTGGCTGGCTCAAGTGCTATCCGGGCGACATCGTGGCCGTCGATGGCACCGGCTGGCCGATTCTTCTCTCGCGTCGGGCAGCTGCGTCGGCCGCTGCCTGGACACTGACAGGATCTCCGTAAATGGGTGTGATGGACAACGGTAAGCCGCCTCGAGTAGAGCGTCATCGCAAGGTTGACGTTGCCCCGCAGCGTGACGATCCGGGGCGGTTCGAAAATCTTCTGAGCCAGGACGAGATCGAGGCTTTGCGGGCGAAAGCGCGCGAGGAGGCGATCAAAGAGGTGAAGGACCGCCAGTCGCAGGCGCTCTACCGCACGTTCCTTGATGAGGAGCGCGTTGCTGTCGAGCCGGCGCTTGCCAAGGTGCCCATTGTGCTTCAGCTCGCTCCGCACGCTCAATACATCATGCTGGACGGCACGCAGTACCACACGAATGAGGAGTATTGGGTCACAAGCAACGTGGCTGCCGTTCTGATTGAGCAGGCAAATCGCGGCTGGGCGCATGAGATTGAGACCCAGGTGCACGACCCGAAGCGGCCGCGCCGGGTGCTTCCGCCGGCTGGCGATGGCTTTGCCAACTTTTTCGATGGGCGGCAACCTCGCAATCTGGTAACCGATAGTGCGGGTGTGTCAGGGCACGCTAACGCGCTTGCTGCCACGATGTATGGGGGGCGTGGCTAGACCGAGGGAACCAATGGACACCGTTGTTGTAACACCGGCGATTGACATTCAAGTCGTTTTTTCTCCAGATGGCGGGCGCGCGTTCCAGATGCGCTTTGCCCCGTTGCCGCTTGACGTCACGTCTGCGGCGTTGAACGAGACGCTTGACCGTGTGCTCGATGCTGTAGACCGGCAGCGTGCCAAGTACGAGCTGCAGGACGAGGAGCAGAAGCTTCTGGAGCAGGTTGAGCGGATCAAAAAGTACGAGGGCATGGACATCAGGCTGCTGGAGCGGCACAAGCAGGAGTGGATTGCAGAAGAACGGAAGGGTGACTGGACACCGGACCGGTTACCGCCATCGTGGCGGCAGCAACGTGAAAACACGCAGATCACGTTGCAGAAAGACCGGGCTGATGCTGAGCTGCGCGAGCAGCGGATCAAACGTCTGCGTCAAGTGGTGAATGGTCATGCCGCTGACAGCAGCTCAAATAGTCACGCTCGCCACGCAAATCTCTAAGACGCCAGGGATGGTGTCGCAGGCGGGACAGCGTCTCAACGTTGTCCTGCAGGAGCTGGCACAGACGTATGACCTGGACGATGCCCGGGGCGTGTTTAATTTCACGTTCAATGTCCAGCAGGCGCCGGGCTTTGGCCTGCTCTCCGGGCCTTACCTGCTGCCGGCAGACTACTTGCGAACGGAGGCGGGGCGGCAGTTCTATACGGTCGCCTTCCAGCCTTACGAGTTGACCCGGATCGAGCAGCAGGACTACGACCTGCTGACGCAGCAGCCGGGCTTTAACGACTTTCCGCGCAATTTCACCGTCGACATGAGCCAGTCTCCGCCGGTGGAGTTCGTATGGCCGCCGCCGTCGATCTCGACGTCCGTGCTGGTCCGCTATTTTCGGCAGATGCCTGACATCACAACACCGGAGACTAGCTCGACAGTTCCTTGGTTCCGGAATCAGCAGTATCTGATCACGCGCCTGGCGGGTGAGATGATGGCGATCGCGGATGACGATCGTGCTGACAAATTTTTGACCGACAAGGAGGAGATTAACCCGCAGGGGGCGGGTGTGATTCTGCGTCGGTTTTTGAGCATGAAAGATGACCCCGAAGGCCGTGCCAAGGTGGTGACACTAGACCGTCGCCGATTCGGTATAAGCCGGTGGGACCGACTGCCCTCAACGAAGAACATAGGTTGGCCATGAAGAAGCTCGCACTGCTGCTTGCTGCCTTGCTGTTCGCCGCGCCTGCACAGGCGCAGCAGACCAAGGCTAACATGACTACCGAGATCAACACGAATTTCCCGGACAACACGACGGGATTGATCACGCCGGCCATCCAGCGCACGACCACGATCGACATGACTAACTCGTGGCAGCAAGCCCCGCAGGTTAGGAACGTCACGGCAGCGTCCGATACGATCGTGCTGGCCGACTACGGCCATATGATCATCTACAACAACGCTGGAGGTGTCGCGGTTTCCATTGCGCAGGCGACGACGTCTTTTGCGACGTTCAATGTGTACTTGAAAAATTTGGGGGTAGGGAATGTTGTTATTACCCCAACTATATCTACCATTAACGGCGCTGCGTCTATAGTTGTTGGCACGAATGAAGGGCTTTGGATTGTCTCTGATGGGACAAACTATGTTATCGCCAACTTGCCAGTATCTATTAACTCGACATTTATTGGTCAAAATGGTGGGGCTTCTGGCCAGGTAGTTATGCGAGGTAATACCTCGGGTAGTTCCTCGATGGCAGTTGATAGCGTCGGTTCACTTAGTTTTACGTCGGCGTCTGGTAATATTAATATAAATCCAGCAACTGGGCAGGCATTTGTTACATGGGTCGGTTCTACGAGCGGGTCTAGTTCTATTGGCACGACATCAATTGGGCAAATGCAGCTTTCCAGTTCAGACGGCAGTTTTTCGTTTGGTCGCGGATCAGCTGTCGGGCCAACTTTGTTTTGGAATGCAACTACCGGGACTGGGAGCATAGGAGTGACCAGCGCTGGCAACCTGTTTATAAATTCTGCCAATGCTACACTTGCGATTGATGCTATTGGTGGCATATCTGGCACTCTTGCAATGAACGGGACTACCAGCGGGACCGTTTTTATGCAAGCGTCAGCCACTGGCGGAGGTGTGACTATAGCCCCTGGTCCTGTGTTTATTGCTAACACTGCCAATGGTATTGCAAATGGCCAGGTTAATCTTCGCGGTATTACCAGCGGCGAATCTATTTTATCTGTAAACAATGCTGGTACCGCGTTTAATGTGTCGTCTAGCGCCGGGCCTGGTACTATAGCTCTGCTCGGAAATACCTCTGGGTTTGTTAATTTAGCGGTTTCTTCAACCGGTGGGCACTTAAACTATAATAATTCAGGTTCCAGCCCGACAAACAATACGTGCACCGGTTTTTCTCTTGCTGGTAATTCGACCGATATCGCAGGGCGTGTGACCTTCACCAGCGCGACCAGTTGCGTGATAAATTTTGGCACGGCATGGAACGCGGCTCCATTCTGCCTTGCTGCTGGCAACTCTGCCGTGACCACGATCGACGCAATCAGTTCAACCACAACTTTGACAGTGCAGTTTGGCACTGCGCAGACAGGAATGACATGGCATTGCTACGGTCCCTAGTTTTTGTTGCGTTGGTTGCCTCGCTGGCGGCCGCGGCTTCGGCAGGCGCGCAGCAGGTAGACACGCAGAAGATCGTTGCGGTGCTTCAGCAGCAGCGCAATGACGCGCTTGACCGCGCGGCGATGGCAGAGGCACGCCTGGCGCAGGCGAATGAGGATGTGCAAAAGCTGAAGGCTGAGCTTGAGAAGCTGAAACAGAAAGATGGGAATCCGTAACTCAGCACCCCTGCATTTTACGCCCCATGGCGCCTCTGACGCCGTGGACTCGACGAATTTGCAGCAAGGGGTGATGCAGGCGCTTACAAATTTGATTCCCGACCCATCGACTCCCAACTTGTGGCAGTGCCGGCCAGCGTCGATCATTCGTGTCAATTTTAACTCCGGCGGTCCATTCAGCTCGGGATTCTCCAGCGGCTTTCAGCACTCGCTTTTTTCCGGCACCAGCGGCTTCATCTCGGTTATGCTGGTCGTGGGTAACCGTGCCTACGGCATGATTGCGCAGCAGCAGTTCGGTGTCGGCCAGGATGCCCCGTTCTCGTTGAACCTTTTGACTAATGCATTCGATCCTATCACCGGAATCACAGCAGCCAATATTCCGGCCAGTCCACCGTCTACCGGCGCCTGGACACCGCCTACGATGGCGTTGATTGCCGGCAAGATCGTTACTGTGCACCCCGGGTTCAATTTTGGCGGCGGCTTTGCTTTTGGCGTGCTGGACATCACCAACGTTGCGGCGCCGACCTGGACTGCGACGAACACGACGATCAATGCTTTGCCGGCACTGCCGATATGGGTCTCCAATTTCAACCAACGTGCGTATTTCCTGGTGAACATCCCTAACGGTCAGCCTGGTGCATATTTCACTGACGTGCTTTTGCCGACTCAGATCACTAACGCGAACCAGGTGATCACGTTTGAGGACACGCAACTGCTCGTGGCGTCCGGAGGCCTCGCCCTGTTCAACCAGCTGGGCGGCATCGTGCAGTCGCTGATGGTGTTTAAGGGAACGGCGAACATCTATCAGATCACTGGCGATGCTGCTCTTAGCACACTGTCGCGCAACTCGTTGAACGTCGCGACCGGGACTGCCTCGCCGTTGTCAATCACCAATACGCCAAAGGGGCTTGCGTTCCTTGCGCCTGACGGCCTGCGACTCATTGATTTCAACGCAAAGATCACTGACCCGATAGGTGTGGACGGTCAGGGCATCAATGCGCCGCTGATCAACGCTGTAATTCCTTCGCGCGTGAATATCGGCTGTAACCAGAACGTGCTGCGTGCCTCTCTGCAGAACGGTGGTGCTGTCGGTGCGCCACTACAAGAGTGGTGGTATGACATCTCACGCGGCAAGTGGAGTGGTCCGCATACGTTCCCGGCGTCGATGATTGAACCGTACAACAACACATTCATCATCGCGCCAGCTGCAGTCACAGCGTCCATCTGGCAGAGCGATGTCGTGCAGTCGGGATCGTCGACGTTCGTCGAGAACGGCGTGCAGATGACGTCGATCTATACGACTTGCTTTTTGCCTGACGCTAAAATCATGTCCGAATTCGCCTGCACTGAAGCGACGCTGAACATGGCGCTGAATCCGGCGCAAGGGCCGGTCTCGGTGCAGGCCATCACGCAGGACCAGGTCGTTATCGGCAGCGTGATTGTGACCAACCCTGGAACGCCTACCATTTGGGGGCAATTCAATTGGGGGCAAGCCCAGTGGGGAGGCAGCGGGTCGACCGCGCTTTCGCATCGTGATTTGCCGTGGACAGCACCGCTGGTGTTCAGCCGCGTGCAGATCAGTGCTGTAGGCAACTCGGCGCTCGGATTCAAAATCGGTGATTTGTTTATGCGATACCAGAAGCTTGGGTATCTGCAACGCTACGCAGGAGCTGCATGATGAAAAGGCTGGTAGCCGTACTTGCTTTTTTCGCCGCTGTGTCGTCAGCGCAAGCGACCTGCACGACGGGCGCAATGCCCTTCCAGTTGCAGAACAACACACTTGCCGACGCTACGCAGGTGATGGCGAATTTCAATCAAATCTCGAGCGGTGTTGCCGCCAACTGCGCGGGTTCGGGTGCCAACAACGACATCACATCATTGAGTTCACTGGTCACGCCATTAAACCCTTCGCAGGGCGGAACCACGGTGTTCAACGGCGGACAGTCGTCCGGGACCAATGCGCTGACCATAAGCACGGTCCCCAGTAATTTCACGCTGACTGTCGGCAACCGTGTGTCGTTCATTGCCGGCGGCACGAACACAGCGGTCACAAGTGCTAACGTGCAGGGCACCGGGTCTAAAAGCGTATTCCGCAAGACACAGATTGGTGCCCAGTCGACGCAAGGCGGTGAGCTGCTTGTCGGCAACACCTACTCGATGGTGTATGACGGTACCGAGTATGTGCTGGACACCGAGACGATTATCATTGGTGAGATGAAAGACTACGTTGGTGTGTCGGCGCCGCCTGGCTGGTTCATCGCCGACGGGTCCTCGTTCGTCTGCGCCACGTTTCAGCAGCTCTGTAATCTGATCGGCACGAGTTTCGGTGGGTCAGCGTCGAATCCTAACCTGCCGGACACGCGCGGCCGAATCCTGACTGGACTGGACAACTATGGCACATCGACAGGGGCGGCTAACCGCTTGACGTCGGCTGGCACGGGTTGCGGCTCGACGTTCACCGGTGTCGGGGCGACTTGCGCAAACGGCAGCCAGAGCCACACACAGGTGACCGCGGAGGTGGGGCAGCACAACCACACGATTACCGACCCGGGTCACACGCATTCGTACAACACCAACAGCGCTATTCACCAGGACGGTGCCAGCATCAACGATGCGATGGTCAGTCCGACGTCACAAACGACCGGTTCATCAACGACCGGCATCACGATTAACAACTCTCCGGCAGCGCAAGCGATGCCGATTGTTCCGAATGTGATAGGTGTGGTAAAGATCATCAGATTCTAGAAGGGGATCAAGGCCATGAAGACGATCTTGAGGAATTCACTTGTAGCCGTTGGCCTGTTTTTGGGCGCTATCGGCGGGTCAATGGTCGGGTTTGGCGGGGGTGTGCCCCTGGTGCCGTCCAGCCCGACTTTCAGCGAGCCATCGCAGATCGTCTCGACGCTGAATGCGTTCGTCAACCAGCTCAACGGTAACGCCGCGGGTGCCGGTGGCTACGCGCCGGCCGGCGTGGTCTCGATTGGTGGCTTCTGCACCGCCACCGGTGCGACACCGCAGACCTGCAACACTCAGCGCGGCCTGGTGAGTTTCACCGGCGTGACCGTGGCAGGTGTGTCGACCGGCAACGTGGTGATCAACAACTCGCTGATCACTGCGGGCAACAGCTGCCGCGCCAGCATTGTGGCCGACAACTCGGCCGCCGCGTCGTTTCCGTATATCCGCTCAGTGGTATCCGGGAGCGGGACGCTTACAGTCGCTATCAGCAACGCCGCGGCCGCCACCTCTACCGGCTCGTCCACATTTGGCGTATTGTTCAACTGTGAGATTTAATCAGCGCTTTACTCGCGCGACACAAAGAAGGCCTTGAAAGGAACACCTCCATGCCCGTAACAGACCCTTCGGCGCCGATGACGGACGAGCAGCGGCAAGCGGCTGAATCTGCTTCGGAATCCGGCGAAATCCTCCCTCCGGCGTCGCACCAGACCCTGGTAGAGAAAATCATGGCCGACCTGCGGCACCCGTCCAACCTTGACATCACGACTCGTGTCGCGGTGCTCGAGACGGCCGTGCACGGTCTTGGGACGGCGATTCTGGGCCTGTTCCCGAAGCCTGGCGCCGAGTGACCAAGGACACCAAAAAGCACGCGCACTACCGACCGGCGCTCCCCGGTGCTCGTCGCCGGTGTGGGAACTGTAAGTTTTTTGAGGTAGAACAGTACGACCGCTGCACGCATGTGCAGGGTAAGATTGAGTTCGCCTACGACTGTGACTGGTACAGGAGCAACGGCAATGAGCAACCGGCTCGGAAGCGGCAAGTCGAACGACAAGGCGCCGACAACTGACCTGCATTCGGGTTTGAAAGACAGGGCTGCCAAGTGGCCTGATCGCAGCACCAAGATGTCCGGAGGCAGCAGCGTAAACAGTGACACCACACGACAAACTACCGCCCCGACACCAAAGACGCTTGGTCCAAGGGTCGCCTGACCGGCTTCGGCTTACGTTCCAGTGGGAGCGGTTCGCCAAGATTCACGGCGAGCTGCTGCCCCTTTTCCAGCGCCATTACGACGAGATCGCGCTGGACCGCGACGTGGTGCCGCTCGATCCTGACTGGAATTACTACGCGTCGGCTGAGCTGGCTGGTGTGCTGCACATTCTCACAGCGCGAGCAGCGAGTAATCGTAAGCTGGCTGGGTATATTTTTAACATCATCGGGACGCACAACCATTACAAGTCGACCCGGTTCTGCAACACCGACATGTTCTGGCTGCACCCCCACTTTCGCAAAGGGTGGCAACCTGTTAAGATGTTTCTGGAAAATCTTCGCGGGCTAGAGACGTTCGGCGTCGATATCGGACTTATTTATTTCAAGCTGAACTTTCAGAACGCTCGCGTTGGCAAGCTGCTGGCACGGCTCGGCTATGAGCCGACAGACATTGTGATGCGAAAGAGGTTCGTCTGATGGGCATCATGGCAGGAATCGGCAGCCTGGTCGGTGGCGTCGCCGGTCTCTTTGGCGGCGGCACAAACCAGCCTACACCGCCGCCTCAGTTCATCATGCCCAACATGGCCGGAGCCGCCAACAATGCTTTCTCGGGTATTCAAGGCTTGCAGCCTTTCAGCAACGTAGGCAGTAGCGTTCTGAGTCCAGCGCAGAACACATTCAGCAATCTCTACAACAACCCGTTTGCCAGCACCTTCCAGGGCGGCGCCAACACGGCGATGGGACTGGGTCAGACAGCTGCGCTAAATGCCTACAATACCGGCGGCAATCTGGTGAATACAGGGATGAACACTATCCCTGGCATGGCCAGCTCTATTTTCCAAAGTAGCTTCGATCCACAGAACGCAGTCTATAACCGCACGCTCCAGCAGGTCCAAGACGCCTCTCGAGCCAATGCGGCCGCGGCCGGCGTCGCAACGACCCCGTATGGCGTCGGGCTGAACAACCAGGCGACCAACAATTTCAATATCGACTGGGCGAACAATCTCCTTCAGCGCCAGACGTTGGGGGCGAACACGGCGAACACCTTGCTGGGGACCGGTGCCGGGATTGCCAACATGGGCACCGGCATACAGAACATGGTGCCCGGGCAGTTCCTGAGCGCGTCAGGACTGCCCTACGGGACATTCGGGCAGATCGGTGGCGATCAGAATGCGGCGATCGCGGCCTTGCTGTCGGGCGCCTCAGGCGGAGCGAATCTGTCGAACCTGCCGATTCAGGACTGGCTGAGCTATGTCCAGGCAGGCAACCAGGCCGGCAGCGTGGCCAACCAGAATTACGGGCTGCAGCTGCAGGCTCAGCAGCAGCAGTTCAATGAGCAACTGAAGCTCGGTAGCATGCTCGGCGGATCGCTCTACGGCCTCGGCCAGGCGTTCCCTGGTGGCGGGTTCCTGGGAGGTTCAAACGGACTCCTCTCTAACGGGTCACTGTTCCCCAGCGCGTCGTTCCTTAGCGGCGGATTCGGATTCGGCTGATGTTCCCTATCGGTCTAGCAGCGCTCGAAGGGGGGTATGACCAGGCCGCGCAGGACTACTGGAAGCGCCGGGAGCTGGAGTCGATCACGCCGTTCGGTAAAGGCCTGCGGGAGCTTTTGACCGGACAGGCCACCATCCCGGGTGCCACGGCTGCACCGGGCGCTCCCATGTCGCTGTCGCCTGGTGATATCGGGTCGCCGAATTTCAACGTGAACATGCCCCAGCCGATTCCCACTGGTCCGTCGCCGCAGCGCGTGCCGCAGATGGGCGCCGGTGCACCGACGTATCAGCCCATCCCTTACACTCCGGTCGACGACAGCGGCATGGGTCCTGTAAACCCTATGCGCGTTGGCGGCCAGCCGCAGAATCTGACAGGTCCCATCATCCCGCCAGGCGGCACCAGCGGTGCCGGACAACAGCCGGTGCCGGCAATTCCCGGCGGGATGCAGATGCCGCCCCCACAGAGCGCTGGGGGTGCTCCTGGTGCACCTGCGCCAGCTCCGTCGGTACAACGTGCTCCGGGAGTCCCCGGTCCGCTGGCTCCCTCGGCAGGCGGACTGGGGGGCACCAATGCGTGGATGGCTATTGGGCAGGCGATCCTGAAAGCGAATCCGAATATTTCGGACGATCAGTTGGGCTTTGCCATCAACCGCGCCATGCCGCTCATGAATGCGCAAGCGCAGATGGAATGGCGCAATGTGCAGCTCGAGCTGGAGCGTGAGCGCAATCGGATTCTGCTCGAGCAGATTCAAACCCGCGCCGGCACGGCGGCAACAGCAGAGGAAGGCCGCAATCGCCGGGCTGACCAGGCGGAGGAGGGCCGCACTGCTCGATCGCAGCTGAATGCCGAGCTGCGCCGCGGGCAGGAGGAAGGGCGCATGCGGCGCGCCGAGTTGTCCTCGCAGACCAAGCAGGACATTGCGAAGCTGTCGGCCAATACGCGGCGTGAGGTTGCTGAGCTGCTGGAGAGCGGCCGCGACGTGCGTGCCAACCTGTCGGCAGAGGCGCGCAAAGAGATTGCGAAGATGACGCGCGAATCGCGCGAGGAGATGTTTGAAGCCGCCGAAGAAGGCCGCAATCGCCGGGCTGACCAGGCGGAGGAGGGCCGCAACCGGCGCTCTGAAGCAGCCGAAACGGGACGGCAGCAACGGCAGCAAACCGGCATTGAGGCCGGAGATAGAAGGCAACAGCGACAAATTGAAGCAGCCGGGCAGCGGCAGCAGACCGGGATCGAAGCCGCCGATCGGCGCCAAGGCCGTGCGATCGACGCGACCAGGCAGCGCCAGGAGGAACGCCTTACAGCCAAGATGCATCCGCAGATCGGCAGTATGAACGAGGCCTTGAAGGAGATCGACAACTCGGTTCTGGACCTGCAGGAGTCCCAACACGGCGGGCCGCCCGTCGCCGGTATCGCCGGTGCAGCCGAGCGGTGGCTGGAGTGGGGCAGGCAGATGATCCAGACCGATGAGGGCGATCAGACCCGCGCCACTGTATTCGAGACCCGCATTCGCGCCCTTCAGGCGCAGGTGCCGCGGCTGCTCGCTGGCGTGGGGCGCATCAGCAACGAGGAGCGTGCGAAAATCGACAACATCGTGCGCGGCCTCGGCACATTCACGAGTCCGCAGCAGGCCATCAACTCGCTCAACGAGCTGCGCGGCATGCTGGCCGGCAAGATGACTCCGAATCAGCAGGTGCAGGACCGGTTCCCCGACTATGGCGGCCGGGACGCTCGAGGCCGACAGTCGCAAACGCCGCCACCAGCGCCAACCCGGCAGATGGTGCCCGACTGGCAGGAAGGTGAGGAAATCGACTTTAAGGCACCCGACGGCAGCGTGCACACCTGGGTCATGCGCAACGGGGAGGCCATAGAGGTCCGCGGGGGGCAGTAATGGCCGACGAGCTGCAGGGCTGGACGGTCATTGCCAGAAGGCCTGCCGATTCAGCGCAGGAGGCCAGAGAGATGGCAGCGCTGCGCACCCGCCACTCGGTTATGGGTGACCAGCCACCGCCGAACGCGCCGGTGCCGGCGCACTTGCAGAGCTGGGGCAACTACTTTTCCGACGTCAAAAGCCAGCTGCGCAGCAGCCTGCAGGATATCCTTAAGAACCCCGAGTACATGATCGGCGCCGGCCCGCTGGGGGCTGAAGCAGGCGGCGTCGTGGGAGCAATGTCGCGCAAGGGCATGGTCGACCTGTTCCGCCAGGGTGTGCCGATCAATCAGATTGCCCGCCAGGCCGGCACCCGCAACAAGTTCGTCTCGGATGCGGTGCGCGAAGCAGGCCTTGAGATCAGGCAGGGACTAACGAGCGACACCTGGCGTGCCCGTATGGTGCAGGTGCCCGGTTTCCCGCTTGCCGCCAAGGGTAGTGTATGGGAGAGCCCGGATCTGAACAGGCTCATTGTGGACCTATACGACAAGGGCACCGACTTTGGAGACATCGCGCAGCTGCTGTCGAAAGAGACCAACCGGACGGTCACCAAGGACATGGTGATCTCCCGCGCCCGACGGATTCGCCAGGAGAATACCAAGGTTGAGGACCTGCAGGAGCGCTACGGACCACGCGGGCAGCCGCGGGCGGACGCGACGGATGCGGCGATTAGGCAGCTGCTTGTCAGCGGCAAATCCCAGCAGGCCATCGCGCGTGAATTAAAGCTCACACCGTCGTATGTTTCCCAAAGAGCCAAAGGTATTCGTGAGCTGGATGAGGAGGGGCGGGTTCCCGCGGCGCGGCCGCGCGGCCGGCCACGACTGCCGATCAAAGGGGATGAGTGATGCCCGACCAGTTGCCAGGCGGATGGGAGATCGTCGGCCGCAGACCTGCGCAGCAGCCACCACCTGATATGGGGGGATCGCCTGACCTTGTCGGCCGTAGGCCTGCGCCTCCGGATCCCGACATGGTCAACCGGCTGACGCTGCGCGGCCGCCAGCTCGCTGCGGAGGCAGATGCTGACATTGATTACGAGACTGGCGCCCCAATCAATATCCGGGCCCAAGTGCAAGGGTCGGCGAATCCCAACGAGGTCTACAAGACGCTCGAGCGGCGCTATGGCCGCGGGAATTTTGGTCAGGACCGGTTTGGGCAATGGTGGGTCAACGAGGAGGTGGGCACGCCAGTGCGAACTGCGCCATCGTCCGGCAGCCCCGGGTTTGATCCGGAGGCGATCGGCGGTGCCATGCCGGTCGAAACCAAGGTGGAGAAGCGCCGCGTCGCAGTGCTGCCCAAAGGCCTGTCCGGAGGCCTCAAGAATTTCCTGTCGGGCATGGTGTCCTCGCCTGGCGCAATGGCCGGAGCTGCTGGCGGCGCAGTCGCCGGTGAAACCTTTTTTCCGCCTGGTGGCGCGATTCCCGGGGCGATGGTTGGCGGGGCGCTCGGCAAGGGCTATGACCTGGGGGTGCGGTGGATGCAGGGCATCCTTGACCGGTCACCGTCGCAGGCCGCGGCCAGCATGATGCAAGAGGGTGCCGTCTCCGGTGCCTTCCAGGGCGCCGGGCCGCTCCTGAGTGCCGTCAAGCGTCCGGTCCAGACCGGCATACAGCGCTTCCTGGGGACTGCTGAGCGAGCCGACCTGCCGCCGACCCGTGGACCAGGGGGCAGCGTCGTTCCACGCACAGGCGTGCGCCCTACGGCCAGCGCGACCATGGGCAGAGACCTGGGGCAGGGAGGCGCGGTGCCGCCGGTCGGTGTTTATGCGCCAGGTGCGACTGCTCTGGAGTATAAACGTAACTTGCGGGACATCCTGGCCGGGCCCGGCGGGTCAAGCGCCGAGCAACGCAACATCCTCTACCTCAACACGCGTATGCGTGGTGTGCTGCAGTCGGCCGGCTTCAGTGACACCGAGATCGGCAGCATGCTGGAGCTGGCGCAGGACACCACCGCCCGCCTCTCCGATCGCAGCGCCGGCCAGGCGGTCGCTACCCGGGCCAACCAGATTCACAACCAGCTGCTCGGCGCCGCGTCGGACTCGAGGACGCAGGCGGAAGCGATCCTGAACAACGAGATGCGCACGCTTGACCAGATGTCGCGCGCGCCCAACCACCTGGTCGCCAATATCACCAACGCGATCGAGAACAGCCGGGCGCGATTCGGCCGGCATATGGCTGGCCTATACCAGAACGTCGACCGGATGGGCGGGAACGTGCCCCTGGTGCCCACTGCATCGATCCAGCAAGCGGCAGAGGAGGTGGTCCAGCTGATGCCGCCGACCATGGTACCGCCGCGGCTCAAGGAGTTTGCCGCCGGCCGGTTCACGGCAGATGCCAGGAATCTCGCACCGGGAGAGATCGAGCACTACATCACTTTCGAGCAGGCGCACGCGATTCGGACCGCTTTTCGCGAGATGAGCGAGATCACCGACCTGTCGGGCGGCAACCAGGCGCAGCATTTCTCGAGGCGCGTTGCCCGGGCGGCGAATCTGGCGATGGAGAACTCCGAGGGAATCATCGGACGCCGCGCCCGTGACGAGCTGCAGCGCGTTGACACGCTCTATCGGGAAGGCATCAGGCGCTACAACAACCGCCAGCTCAACCAGATCGTCAACGAGATGCGGTCGGGCATCAACCCCGAGCCGGAGCTGGCTGCCCGGATTCTCATGCAGCCTGACTACGTCAACGTGGTGCGCGAGCTGAAGAACATCCTGCCCAGCAACTCCTGGCACGGTCTCATACAGGCCGACCTGCGCAATATGATCGACGCCTCGACGATCGTGAACAAGGACGGCCGGCTGGTGCTCGACGGCAAGTCCTTTTTTGAGACCCTGAACAGTCGCCACAAGCTTCTGACGGCGGTCTACCCGCCCGATCTCCTGGGGGCACTGCGCCAGCACGGTGCCCAGCTGGCAGCGTTCCAAGGCTCGGTGGACGTCAACGCCCTGCAGGACGCAACGCAGCTCACGCAGCTCCTCAAGCAGGCCGTGCATGTCCGCCAGGCGGCCGACCTGTTTGCCCAGCGGTCGCCCCTGGGAGCGCTTGCCAGCGCGGACCCGGCGAAGGTGGACGCGGCGCTGGACATGATCACCAGGCCTGGCCGCGAGGCCGTGACGGAGTCTGTGGCCGACATGCTGGGGCGCCGTTCGGATGCCTGGAAGGCGGTCCAGCGGTACGCCTTACAGAAACTCATCTCGTCGAGTGTGATTCAGCGTAAGTCGCTCGATAAAACGGTATCCGGAGAGTCGATCGACAACGTGCTGCGCAGGTTGACGCCGCGGCAACAAGAATTGCTTTTTCCGGAGGGGCTTGCCGACGATCTACGTCTTTTGGCCAAAGAGGCTAGGTTCCTGTTCCCCGGCGGTGGCGGCGGCGACCTGGGTACCTCGTTTGCGGCAGCGTCTATTAAGGGAGGCCTCCCGCTCAGCCCGATCGCCCTCCTGCGGTACGGTCATACGATCATCAGCGGGTTCATTGCCGACCACCCGCAGCTTTTGCGCGTCCTGACCGACGTCGCACGCCAGGACCCCGTCCGGGCCCGGTCGTACATGGGGGTGCTGGGGCAGCTGATCCTTACCCGCGGCTTTGCTCGAGCACCGCGCGGGCAGCCTGACCAGAGCTTGACCAGCTCACCCCTGGTGCAGCCGGGCACACTGCGCGGGATGAACCCGCGTGATTTGCCGGTTCGCACCTCGCCACTTACGGATGAAAATTAAACATGCGCGTGTTGATCGTCGATCCGCCCGGACATGGCCTTGACCTTGCGATCAGGGCGGGGCAGGCGGGGCACGAAATAAAGTTGGCTATCCGTTCGGACGAACGCACCAAACATATCGGCCACGGACTCGTCGACGTTGTTCGTGATCATAAAGAGTGGCTTCGGTGGGCCAACCTTGTGGTGTGCACCGACAATTCCCTGTATCTGCTCGATCTCGACCGCCATCGCGATGAAGGGGGCTTTGTGATTGCTCCCTCGCAGGAAGCCGCTAAATGGGAGCTGGACCGGAAGCTCGGCCAGGATGTCTTCAGCAAAGCGGGCATCGACACCGCAACATCCAAGGAATTTCATTCCTACGCGGACGCCATAGCCTTCGTCCGTAAGACGATGGGACGCTTTGTCAGCAAGCCCTGCGATGACGCCAACGCAGACAAGGCCTTGTCCTACTGCTCCCGCGGTCCCGATGACATGATCTATATGCTGGAGCGCTGGGAGCGATCGGACAAACTGAAAGGGTCGTTTATCCTGCAGGAATTCATACCTGGGATTGAGATGAGTGCTGCTGGCTGGTTTGGTCCACATGGTTGGCACGAGGGGTTTGAGGAAGCTTTCGAGTTCAAGAAGCTCATGAACGGCGAATGCGGTCCTGCCACTGGTGAGCAGGGCACGGTTATGCGTTATACTAAACGGTCCAAGCTGGCCGACAAGGTGCTTACACCACTGACTGAGAGCCTTGCGAAGATCGGCTATGTTGGCGATGTGGCGGTGAACTGTATAATCGACGAGAAAGGCAAGCCGTGGCCTCTAGAGTTTACGATGCGACTGGGCTGGCCGGCGTTCCAGCTGCAGACAGCGCTGTTGAAAGGTGACCCGATCCAATGGCTGCACAATCTGGCAACGGGCAC